GATCCATGATCAGGCCAAGACACAGGCAGAGATATTACAGCGGGCCAATCGACTTGTCGAGGAACTGCCCGATCCTGATGAATCTGATGAATTTACACCAGTGTCGGATGCCATGGTCGCCGCCGTGGCTAAACAATTCCAGAAAAGTCTAGACGCGGCTACCAATCAAGCTTTTGGTGAAATGAAAGGTCATGGCTCTTGGGCGACCATGGTTGATAATTCATGAAGTGGCATCGACAAGTTGACATAACAGGATTTCTGACAACAGATGATGTAATTCAGGCCATCGATATCATGTTGGTGCTAGCCCGCGACATCAAACCACTTTCTGTAGTTTCGCTTGGTCCCGATAACAATCAATCAAGATTCTTTGTGAGTTACATCAACAATCGACTCGAAATGCTGATTATCGATTTGGAATATCTACAATCTCTTGCGATTGAAGGTTATAACGTCTATAGCATTGAGAAAGAACTGGAACAATGGTTGGAAAACTTCTATTGCTGGGCAGATATCTGGTTTGAAGATGGTTCCGGCAATTGTGAAGTTTTATCGAAGGAGTGAAAACCATGAGCAATAAGAAATATGAATTGATCAATTATAATCCTGAAACGCTCCTATACCAAATTCGAGCATTACGCGATTTTGGTATTATAAAGGCTGGCGACCGTGGCGGATGGATTGCTGGTGAACACAATCTGAGTCATGAAGGCGATTGCTGGATTGCCGGCAATGCTGTGGTATCCGATAATGCTCGGGTTACCGATGATGCTTGGGTATCCGATAATGCTCTGGTATTTGGTAATGCTAGGGTATCTGGTCAGGCTCAGGTATATCAAAATGTTGCGATATTTGGTCAGGCTCGGGTATCTGGCAATGCTCGGGTATTCGGTAAAGCTTGGGTATCCGGTGTTGCTCAGGTATCAGATAATGCTTGGGTATCTGGCATTGCTGTGGTATGTGATAATGCTCGTGTGTTGTGGCGCGCCCGGGTGTCTGGTCAGGCTCGGGTATCTGGTAATGCTCGGATATCCAACTGTGCTCAGGTTTTCGACAAAGCTTGGGTATATGGTGATGCTGTGGTATCCGACTATGCTATGATATCCGACTATGCTGTGGTATCTGGTCACGCAATTGTCGGTGAGAGACAACGAATATCTTTCGGCAAATTGACTGTCGATATCACCAAAAATAGAAACAAAGAAATTTCGATCAAACTCCAAACCGGGCTTGATGTTGACTCGGAAGGTTTCGTCTCTTGTTACAAGAGTGTTAATCACGATTTGACCAGTTTGTATGACCCAAACTTTCAATATAAGGTCAATGAATGGGTTGAGGAACCAAATACTGATTCAGATCACACTCTATCTTGTGGCAGTGGCCTACATTTTAGTCATATGACTTATTGGCAGGACTATGGAACCTTTCTACATTGTAAAGTTCATATGAATGATGTGGTTGCGGTTCAAGAAGGTAAAATCCGGGCACGGAAGGCATTTGTGATCGATAAGATAGTGATTGAAAGGGGTTGATTTATGTCGAACAAAAAATATGAATTGGTCAGCAAGAATCCTGTAACGCGCGCATATCAAATTCGAGCATTACGTGATTTCTGTGACGTTAAGGCTGGCGACCTAGGCGGATGGATTGCTGGTGAACACAATCTGAGTCATGAAGGCGATTGCTGGATTTACGATAATGCTGCAATATTTAATAATGTTCTGGTATCTGGAAATGCTGTGGTGTCTGGCAATGCTTCGGCATATAACAATGCTTCAATAACCGACAATGCTGAGGTATCCGATCATGCTCGGGTATTTGACAATGCTCGGATATCCGGGCGAGCCTTGGTTAGCGATCAGACGCGGGTATGTGGTAATGCTGTGATATGTGATAATGCTCGTGTGTTGTGGCGCGCCCGGGTAGAAAATGCTGTTGTATCTGGTTCCGCAATCGTTAGTGAGAATCAGCGAATTTCTTTCGGTGAACTATTGGTTGATATCACCAATAATCAAAACAAAGAAGCTTCAATCAAAGTCCAAACTGGACTCGATGTTGACTCTGATGGTTTCGTTCATTGTTATAAAAGCGTTTTTTCTGATTTGACTAGTCTGCATGACTCAAACTTTCAATATAAAATTGGCGAATGGGCCGAGGAACCAAATACTGATCCAGACCACACTGCGTCTTGTGCGAGTGGATTGCACTTTAGTCATATGACGTATTGGCGAAATCGTGGAACCTTCCTATACTGTAAAGTTCATATTGATGATATAGTCGCAGTCCAAGATGGTAAATTTCGGGCACGGAAAGCCTTTGTTATTGATAAGATTGTGATCTGAGGCGGAACATTATTATGTCCAATATTCAAATAGTATTTAACAATGTAAGTTATGATACATTAGAAGAAGCACAGGCTGCCGAGAAAGAATACAATCTAAAGAAAGATTTGGAATTAAAACTTGCATTGGATACAGAAGCAAGAAATATATGGTTCTTGAAAACCGATTCATATAAAAGAGTATCTAATGGACACTATAACATTATCATTTCTTCCGATAAATATACTGGTAGCATATATGTGTATTATTTTTCAAATCTGAATGAATTCATTATTCATTTGGCAAAAATATTTGATAATTATCGAACATATGAATATGATAAATCGGAAATTATAGATAGTATTCTGAATTCGGTTGATGTCACTTTTTCAAAAGCCGCTTATGTGTGGGAAAATTTCCGGGATCGCCCCGGTACACTCGACGTTCATAGTTATCGTAGTGTATCATTGACTTTGGATAGTTTGGTGATGGTGTGATGATTATAACGAATGATATAATAAGGACAACGAAGTGAAGGTTTTAGTAACAGGCAGCCGCAATTACACAGATATCAAATTTGTCAGAGACACGCTCGACAAACTTCATAAAGAATACAATTTCACCGTCTTAATTGAAGGCGGCGCCTCTGGTGTTGATTATATCGCAGGATCATGGGCAAATACCATCAAGATAGAACACGTTGTGGTCAATGCTGAATGGAATATTTATGGTCGGGCAGCAGGATCAAAACGCAATCAAAAAATGATAGATGAATATCGTCCTGATATGGTCGTCGCTTTTCCTGGAGGAAATGGTACCAAGGACATGATTGAGAGAAGCAAGAAAGTCGGTATACCAATCATCTATGCAACTCACGATACAATCTAAAATTTTTGTTGACAATTTATGGTATATGTGATAAAGTTTCTAAAATACATCGTTGGTTACAATCAATGATAACGAGTTATAGAGGCAGCGGGCAATTGTGGTGAGTCCAGCCGGTGATGGTCAAAGCGACTTTTGAAGAAAAACGGCGAAACCAATCTACACGACTAGGAAACTGGATGGAATACTCGGAATAACCAACCGACCATCGGGAGGTCGTTAACTACCAGTCCTGAGCATGACCGTAAACTGCTCCGCGAATTTTTGAGAATGAATTTTGTCTATTAAATATTAGAAGGAACACCAATGCAAATTGAACTGAATAAGGAAAGAATACAGCAAGCGAAATTGTTTATTGCAACGCCTATGTATGGCGGTCAAGCAGCAGGATTATATATCAAGTCGATTTTGGACTTACAGGGAGTCTTAATGGCAAACGGTGTTCAAAATCGATTTTCGTTTCTGTTCAACGAATCATTGATTACAAGAGCGCGCAACTATCTTGTGGATGAATTTCTTCGAACCGATTGCACTCATTTGCTATTCATAGACAGCGATATTGAATTTGCACCGATGGACGTCCTGGCGATGATCCACTTTGACAAGGACATCATAGGTGGTCCGTATCCGAAGAAGTCGATCAACTGGAAGAACATTGACATTGCTTACAAAAAGGCCAAAATGGCTGGAGCAGAAGTAAATATCGCCGCTCTTGAATATCTCACAGGCGACTATGTTTTCAATCCTGTTCCAGGAACAAAAGAGTTTCGAACGGATGATCTGATTGAAGTCATGGAAATCGGAACAGGATTCATGATGATAAAAAGAGAGGTGTTCGAGCATTTCGCTAAGGAGTATCCACATCTGCGTTACAAGCCTGATCATCCGGGTTCCACAAACTTTGACGGAACAAGGTATATTCATGCTTTCTTTGATACAGTAATCGATCCTGATACCCATCGATATTTGTCCGAGGACTATTTCTTTTGTCAGTATGCTAGAGCGATCGGCAAATCCGTATGGTATTGTCCATGGATGCTAACGACCCATGTCGGAACATATGGTTTCAAGGGAAACCTACCGGCAATTGCTAATCTTGTGGGAACATTGAATCCATGAAAAAAAGAGTGATTGGCTTTTTAGGGACTATCGGCAGCGGCAAGAGCGCCGCCGGTGAATATCTGCAAACAGAATTTGCTTATCAGCCATTGTCGTTTGCTGGTCCGTTGAAGGATGCTGTTAGTTGCATCTTCAATTGGCCAAGGAACATGCTCGAAGGAGATAGTTCTGAGTCAAGAGAGTGGAGAGAAAAGATCGATCCATTCTGGACTGAAACGCTCGGTCGTGAGGTGACCCCTAGAAAGATGTTACAGTTGATGGGCACCGAAGCGGGTCGTCATGTTTTTGGCGAGAAACTTTGGATTGCATCCGTTCTTAACAGAATCGATCAAACACAGTATGACAAGTTTGTAATCACCGATGTCCGATTTCAAAACGAGGTGCAATCTTTGATTGACATTGGAGCAGAATTGTATATAATAGAGAGAACAATTCCAGAATGGTTTGAATGCGCTAGATACACGCCCGCGAAAATGGCAGAACTGTATCCAGACGTTCATGTATCCGAATGGGATTGGTTCGGTGAATACTATGATAAGATATCAATTATCAAGAATACGTCAACCATCGCACAACTATATCGTAACATAAGGGAAAGTGTAAAACCATGAAATTCAATGATAATACATTAGCTGTTTTGAAGAATTTTGCCGGAATCAATCCTGGAATTGTATTGAAGCCAGGGAATGTTCTTCATACTGTGAACCAGTCGTCGTCTATTCTTTCATATGCAAAGAATCTTGACAATTTTCCTGTGGAGTTTGGTATCTATGATATCTCGACATTCCTCAATAATATTTCAAATCTTGGTGGCAATAAGGCTGAATTGACTTTCGATGACAAGAAGGTGAAGATTCGAAGCGAAGATGGATTTGAACTCGACTATTATGGTTCCAATCCGCATCTAATCAAGAAGTTGAAGGATGAACCAGTCAAGTATAGTGAATTTGACAGTAACCTGACGGTTGAACTGAAATGGTCAATTCTCGACAAGGTATTGAAGCTTGCAGCCTTGAACGGCTTCGACACGATATCGATCATCGGTAATGAGAAGGGCGTTCATCTGAGAGTGTTCAAGGACCTGACTGGTAATGCAACCAGCAACTCCGCTGAATACAAGATTGTTGATGGACCGGTTGAAAACTTCGCGGTCAATCTGTCAATCGATAGTCTCATTCTCCTACCGCTTGATTATACGTTGAAGATCAATCCTGATATTTTCGTCAAGTTTGTATCGGCCGACGGAAACGTTTATTACGTGATTGCAGTCAAGAAGGATCCCGCAAAATGAGCAACAATGAATACTCGAACATGACCACAGACAACCGTGCCAAGATCAAGAAGGCATTGATTGAAATGAATGATTCTCTTGATAGAATTCAGGCCGAGCGGGATTATCAGAAGGACGTGGTTGACAAGATTGTTGATGAAACAGGCATCGACAAGAAGATTTTCAAGCGCATGGCCAAGACATATAACAAGGGAAGCTTTGCAACCGATCAGGCCGATAATGATGCATTCGAGTCTGCTTATCAGTTGGTCATTGCCGGTGCGACAGTTTAATGTAATGGAGATTGGATTATGGAATTTCGTGTAGGTGAACATTTCCTTTTCACTGAGAAGTATCGACCAAGGAAAGTGGAAGACTGCATTCTTCCTGATCGAATTCTGAATGTCTTATCGAAGGTAGTCGAGGATCGCAAGATTCCGAACATGCTTTTCGAAGGCCCACCAGGAACAGGAAAGACAACTGCTGCAAGAGCAATCTGTGAAACCATTGGTATCGATTACATGATTATCAATGGTTCCGAGGAACGCGGCATCGACGTTCTGCGAAACAAGATTATGGATTTCGCCGGAACAATCTCCTTGTCTGGAACCGGCAAGTGCATCATTATCGATGAAGCCGATGGCCTAACTCCTGAGGCCCAGGCAGCATTTCGAGGAGTCATTGAAAAGTTCGCTGATCATTGCACGTTCATTCTGACATGCAATTATACCCAGAAACTGATCGATGCTATCGTTTCCAGAATGGCAACGGTAAGTTTCTATTTCACCAAGGGTGAAACGGATCTGTTGCAAATCGAAATGTTCAAGCGAGTGAAAGCCATTCTGAAAAACGAAAACGTTTCGTTTGATGAGAAGGCCATTATCCGACTGATCAAGAAGTATTTCCCCGATTTCAGAAAGACACTGGGTGAACTCCAGAGGTTCTCCGCAAACGGCACTTTCGATGCTGCCGTGATCGAACAGATTGGTTCAGCGGCTTCCATTGATAAGCTACTCGACGCGATCCGCGAAAAGGATTTCAAGAAGGCCCGTCAGTGGATTGCCGATAACCATGACTTAAATTCGACAATGTTGTATCGTAAGATATATGATGGTTTGACAGACCATTTTGATCCTACGTCGATACCACAGGTGATTCTGATCATTGCAAAGTATCAGTATCAGCATTCCATGGTAGCAGACCCTGAAATCAACATTGCTGCTTTCGTTATCGAATTGATGCTGGAAGCAAAGTTCAAAGAGAACCGATAATGCCTGATCTGTTCAAAGAAGTATTGCCTTCATTGCTTCAACACAAGAAGGAAGTATTCAGAGACGACGCCGAGAAAGACTTGTTTTATAACAGAAATAGTTATATAATAAACAAAGCTTTATCAATGCATTTTGATTGTGTATTACCCGCCAATGAAATGAATAAGCACTTTTCACTTGATGGAAAGCTTAAACATGACTTTTATCTAAATATTCTGCGCGGTTATCGGCGTCCTTTCAATTATGCTAAAGCCAAAAAACTGGAAGACCTAAGTATAATCAAGGAATATTATGGTATTGGTAATGAACCTGCCAAACTATATCAATCGCTATTAACCCCTGAGCAAATAGAACAACTAAAAGACGACTTAAACAAAGGTGGAGTGAAAAAATGAATTCAATTGATCTTGATACCCTAGTGTGGGTAGAACTAACCAAGCCAGACAATTTTCTAATCATCAAGGAAACTCTAACGAGAATCGGTATTGCTTCGAAGCTTGAAAAGAAGTTGACACAGACATGTCATATTCTACACAAGCGAGGAAAATATGCAATTGTCCATTTCAAGGAACTGTTTCTGCTTGATGGTAAGACGGCTGATTTGACAGAGGAAGATATTGCAAGACGCAATACAATTGTCAATCTGCTAGAGGATTGGGATCTGTTGAAGCAAGAAAAGCCAGAAATGACTGAAAAGAATGTCGCTTCGATTTCCAACATCAAGATCATTCCTTCCAAGGAAAAGAGCAACTGGACACTCGTTTCGAAATATACCATTGGAAACAAGAAATGAAAATCGATACACTGTATGTTCGGCGCAACGTAGTTAACAACTATGATATCATGCACTGGATGATCAGGAACAAATTTACATCGATGCAGCATCCGTTCGATCTTCACGTTACGGTTGCCTATAGCAGAAAGATGTTGGTTTGGCCAGAACCTAAGAAACGAATGCTGATCTATCCAAGAGTTGAGACTAAGCTAGAGCGTCTGGGTGAACTAGGTAAAGCACTCGTTCTTACATTTGACAGTGAGGAACTGCGAGACGATTGGCAAGAATTTCAAGATTTGGGAGCCAGCTGGGATTGGCCAGATTATAATCCGCATATCACTATTACATACCAGGATCAACCAAACGTGAATTTTGAAACCATTGAATCGTATTCAGGTCCGTTGATTTTGAGCGATGAAGTATTTGAACCATTGAACACGGAGTTTGAACCTAATGAAGAAGTCCCACTCTACCCACAATACCGATAATCCAACATTATCCTTCTACAGACTGCAATCAGATCCGATGCCTGCGATACCGGAGTATGCAACAACCGGTTCTGCTTGTTTCGATCTAGCAGCCCACTTGGTAGAAGGCGAGGAAATCGAAGGCATTAACTCGGTTTGCTCTCCATTCAAGCGAGAAGTGCGAATACCCATTATCCATAATACCTCCAAAAAGATACCGAAGCAAGGACTCATAATTCTTCCTGGAGAGACGGTTAAGATACCAACTGGACTGATTCTCGACATACCAGAAGGTTACTCAGTAAGGGTTCATATTCGATCATCTGTTGCATACAAGCTTGGTCTTGTCTTGGCCAATAATGAAGGAATCATTGATTCAGATTATGTCGATCCTTTGTTTTTGCTGATTCATAACAGATCGAGCCACACTCCTTGGATTGATAATGGTCAACGTCTTGCTCAGGGCGAGTTGGTCAAGAATGTTCAGCCTTCATTCAAAGAAATCTTGACCAGACCCGAGAAGAAAACAAACCGTGATGGCGGTATCGGCTCCACAGGAGTTTGATATGGATCTGAAATACTCGACAAGCAATCATTGGCCATTGCCCGAATTGTCTGACAATATTCCTAAATGGCCCACAGAAAAAACGCCATACAGAATTTCACAATGGCCAATGCCTGAGCCATCAACAGAAATTCCTGTTGCCAATAGCGCTGTTGTTGTTATTCCGACACTCGGCAACTGTGAAAAAGCAGTTTTGTCGGTCTATCACCAAGAAGGCTATAAGCCAGACATTCTGTTGGTGTATGATGGACCAACTGCAAAAACAGTGAATTTGCCAGGACTAAACGTTCATTCGATACGGCTTCCATGGAATGTGGGAGCCGCTGGATTCTATGGTCATAGGGTATATGCTGCAATCAGTCATCTGGTAGACCATTCAGCAATTTTCTTTCTCGATGAGGACAACACGTTTGAGAGAAACCATGTCTCCACCTGTCTATCTAAATTGAACGAGGGTTACGATTTTGTCTTTTCACATAGGAACATAATTTCTGCATCCGATCAATTTCTTGCAAGAGACAGATTTGAAGCCATAGGAAAAGATCCGATCAATCTGGTCGATACATCGACATATTGTTTCAGAAGAAATTGGCTGTTGCAATTCGGCCATCTATGGCATCATGGTTGGGGAGCCGATAGACGATTCTTTCAACTCGTGCGCAACTCAGCCAAATGGACTACAACAGGTGAAGCCACTTTGAATTATCGACTTGATGGTAATCCGGGTTCACCAACAATCGACTTTTTCAGAAACGGTAACAAAAAAGCTGGCTACACGGAGAACGGCCTTGAAATACATTCTTGGAGCAATAGAGAACTACACGATTGATAACATCAAGTGCTGGGTGAATTCTCTAGAGAGAAACGTTGATGATAGAGACCTTGAAAAGATCATGCTGGTTTATTCCGGCGACAACAAGCTTGTGGAATATCTTGAGGAACGAGATTTCACCGTTGTCTTGCCAGCTGGTGGTCGATCTGAGATAGGTGAATTTCGATATGTTCCATCGACAGGTTATAACATCTGTCAATCTCGTTTCAAGCATGCCGCGAGATTTTTCCTGAATCACAGAACGATTGAAGCAACAGATACCATTCTGTTGACAGATGTTGGCGATGTGGTTTTCCAGGCTGATCCTTTCACCCACATTCGATTGAATGCGTCGTATGACAACACGGCAATTTTTGCTACCGTGGAAAACATTCTATATATGAATGAGGAATGGGGAAAGAACAACATAACTCTTGCGTTTCCAAAAGCTGCCTCTGGAATGATGCAACATGAAATCTACAATGCCGGCGTCGTGGCAGGTCGAGGCAAAACGTTTGTTGAATTCCTATTGAGAATATCCGATCAGTGCTCGTTGAGTGACTATTCAAACAAAGTTGTTCCGGGTGGCGGCGGAGTCGATCAAGCTGCCTATAACATTTTGGCCAGATCTTATCTGATCAAGCAGTGGGTCGAACGATTTCCATATCTTGCTTATAATGCCGGAACGACTCATAATCCATTATATGCTGATAAAATGATAGATGATTGGTTGACCCACGCAACATTCAACGCAAATGATAACCTTGTCAATAAGTCAGGTTATGTTTTTCCTATTGTCCACCAATACAATCGTTACCCTGATCTGAATTCTATAATAAGGAGCAAATATACATGAATTTCGAACTGTTGATTCCATATGCAAAAAGACTTGCTACCAAGCTTAATACCAAACTGAAAGTCTTGTTGTTGGCTCACAAGGGAAAGGACGTATCAGACTTTTGGACAAGCAAGGATTTTGTTGAAGTAGTTGATACAAATACAAGCACGGATAATATCGACCATTCGAAATATCATATTGTATTGATTGACTATAACAAGATGAAAAATCATGATGTTGTGATCAATGCCTGGAAATGCCTGAATACCAATGGCTATATAGCAATTCAAGCGACCGATCATAACAAGGGAATCGCTCGTGAATTTCGAAAGGACGAGAAGATTACCAGTCCTGTCACGATTTTTGACGATTTCATGTTCTTCCAAAAGGAAGATTACAGCGACAGGCACAGACAAGAGCCGGTAATCATCATGAAGGAATTCGAGGAAGTGCAGCGACCTGATTGGTCAGGTTCCCATCTGAAACAAGCCTATCTAGACAAGTATGCGCATGGTGACATATTCGTTGAAACCGGAACCTATCTTGGTCAGACAGTTGAACTTGTCAGATTATCAACACGTCATTTCCGCAAGATTTTCTCCGTTGAATTGGACAAGACACTGGCTGAAACTGCCAAAAACATGTTCAAATCTGATACGAGAATCAACATTGTAGAGGGAGATTCTGTTGACGCTATCAAGTCCATCGCCAGCACAGAGGGAGTTGAAAATCCGATCACCTTCTGGCTCGATGCTCACGCAAGCGGTCCATTGGTCGGTGGTAAAACTGGACCGTGTCCGCTGAGAGAAGAATTGAAAGCCATCAAGGAAACCGGAAGAATCGACCATACAATTTTCATTGATGATAGACGATTGTTCGGTTCTGCCGAGTGGGGTGGAGTGTCTGAGAAGGAAATCATGGACCTGTTGTCAGAAATAAATCCCAACTACACCATAATTCACTTGAATGGCGAACAGCCTAATGATATAATATGCGCTACAGTTGTTGATAACAGTGAGGTGATAACTGCGGTCAATGCCGTTGCTAACGATTTGACCAAGGGAAACAAACTGCTTTCGAAGCAACTTAACGTGCCTGTTGTGGAAGAAGAATTGCCGCTTGATATTCGGAAGTATTTTCTGCTTGATCAACCGCGGAAGGCTGCTTCTGCTAATCCATTTCTAAGGCCCGGAGAGACTAGACAACGCCGTTTCATACTGGAGTGATTCATCTTGAACAAGATTGGGTTTGTTGATACCTTCGATGGTGTTCAACAGTTTTTCATGGATATCATTACAAAATCAATCGATCCTAACGCGATTGTTGACAATGTTAATCCGGACGTTCTAATATTCAGTGATGCCTTGTTTGGTAATAGAAATCAGTTCATTACCAGTGCAAGGCATCGGATTTTCTACACGGGTGAAAATCCTGAATGGCTGGGAACGAATCTGTCAGACTACGAGTATGATACAGCCTTCACGTTTGATCACCGCGAGGACGAGAGACACATTCGTTTGCCTCTTTGGATGCTGAATATCCACTATCTTTCGACTCGTTACGGCTATACACTGGATGATCTGGTGACCAGAAGTTCGCCTATTCGTTCTGATCTTTCAACCAGAAAATTCTGCGGTTACGTTCAAAGAAATCCTGACTGTTTCTATCGCAATCGAGCATTTGATAGAATCTCAGCCGAGGTTTCACAGATAGATGCTGGTGGTCCACACAAGAATAACATCGGCTATGTGATTCCGCGTGACGAGAAGGGCATCCTGAGAAAGTTCGAATGGTTGCAGAATTACAAGTTCTCACTTGCTTATGAGAATTCGTCCACTCCTGGATATGCCACCGAAAAAATTCTTGAAGCGTATGTCGGCAAGACTGTTCCCATATACTGGGGCTCTCCAACAATCGAAATGGATTTCAACCAGGCAGCATTCATCAACAGACATGCGTTTGTTACCGAGGAAGATTTCATCAATGAAATCAAACGGGTTCATAGTGATGCCAACAGATATGAAGAATATTATTCGCAACCGTTGATGACTTTGTATCATAAAGCCAAATGCAGCAATCAATTGATCAAGATTCGAAACAGACTAAAGGAAATATTGAATGCCTCTTAAAGTAGCCTTGTTACTTTCCGGACAGCCAAGATCATTCGAAAAAGGTTTCGAGTATCACAACAGAAATCTACTGGAGAAGTATTCAGTAGATGTCTTTATGCATACATGGGCTGGAAATCGTATGATTGAAAACGATTTGAAGAAGTTGTATAGTAAGAATGGTTTGGCTTATGCAAAACTGAGCACGGTCAATACACAATGCTATCCTAACACAGAAAGCGTGGTGAAAGATGTGTATCCGCGCATAGCAAGTGACCAGTTTCCTGCTTACAACACTTACAAAATGTTCTATTCGATGTTCGAAGCATGGGAATTGATGGAAAACACGGGCATAGTTTA